ACATCGACGACTTTCAGGACCGGCTCACGCGCGAAATCCCATGGATGGTGGAGCTCGACGCGGTACGCCAGCGCGTTTTGCTGGACATGGCGTTTAATCTTGGCGTTCCGGGCCTTCTTAAATTCAAGCGAACCCTAGCGGCCATAAGAGGCAAGGAATACGACCGCGCGGCGGCCATGATGCTCGACAGCAGATGGGCCACCCAGGTGGGGCAGAGAGCAAAGCGCCTTAGCCACATGATGGCAACGGGCCACATTCCGCCGGAGCTGATATGAACGACCCAGTAAACAGCCCGAGCCATTACTGCAAGGGCGATCAGGGCATTGAGTGCATCGACGCGATCGATGCCGCGATCAGCGACCTCGGGGGAATTGAAGGACACTACACGGGGAGCGCTCTTGCTTACCTGTGGCGCTGGAAATCGAAGAACGGGGCTCAGGATTTGAAAAAAGCGCGGTGGTATCTCGACCGTTTGATTGAGCGCGTCGAGCATCGCTGAGCAATGCCCCCGCCTGATCCACGGCGCGTCTGCGCTCAGTGTCGATCAGATGGGCATACCGGCGAGTTGTAGCAGTCGAAGCATGGCCAAGCAATTCGCCAACCACTCCGAGCGTCTGCCCCGAGCTGAGCAGATAAGACGCGAAGGTGTGGCGCAGATCGTGGAGCCATAGGTCGCGGATCCCCGCCGCTTCCTTGAGTTTGGCCCACGGTTTTTGTGGCTGGGCCATGTGGTTTTTTCCTCGCCCACGGATCAGCCATTCTGAGGGGGGTTCATGATCCTGAAGCTCGCGGATCACTCGAAGGGCGTCAGAGCTGAGCACAACCTCCCGGTGCTCTTTTTTGTCGCGCTTATGCTTGGCGGGTGTGATGAGACCACGCTCCTGGTCAACTTCAGACCACCGAGCCGCCATGATCTCGCTGCGCCGTGCTCCCGTGAGCATGAGCAACTGAATGAGACAGGCGAAACGAAAATGAATCCCCCCTCTTTTTTTCTTAGCGCGCAATTCCGCGAGCAAGCGATCAACCTCATCGGGCGAGGCATACCGGCGGCGCGATTTTTCGGGGTGGTGCTCTATGCCCTTGCAGGGGTTTTCGTCGGCCCATCCCCAGCGCTTAGCCAAGACATAGGCCTTGCTCAAAGTCTCAAGGCACCGGTTCGCCGTGACGGGCTGCCGGTGCGTGCTGTGCCATTCGCACAGTGCGGCTTGGTCTATATCGCGAAGGCGCCAGTTCGCAAAGGGCGCGCGCAACAGATGCAGCCGAAAATATCGTTCATCGTTCTCAGCACTTTTGGCCGACTTCCTCGGGATCGCCCAGCCCTCCATATAAGCGGGGAACAAGTCGCGCAGGGTTTTGTCTGCCCGTCGTTCGCGCTTGTTCGCCCCAGGGTCTTCACCCTGGAGAACCGCCAACCGGTAAGTCGTGGCGATCTCTCGCGCACGCTTTAGTTTGATTTCATCGACGCCGCCGATTTTGATTGAGCGGTCCCATTTGCCGTTGAGGCCGTACCTGAAAACGTAAGAGGTGCCCCGGCTGATGCTGAGCCCTGGAACCTTCGCGTCCTTTTCCCATCGTTTCGTCATCTTGTATCTCCCGATTCTGGACCGCGTGCGGACCGCAAAAAAGCCGGATCGCGCGTGATCTTTGGTTATGTCTCGGGAATCATGAAACAGGCCGCCCGCCAAGTAAAGCAAAGAAAATCAATGCCTTGGGACTTGGCGGGATGGTTAGTTATGGCAGCCCGTACGAGAATCGAACTCGTCTTTCCAGGTTGAAAACCTGGGTTGTTTTCCACTTTTCCACAACGTTTTCAACAAGTTAATTGGGGCCACTCTTTGTGTGGACCGCGTGGGGACCGCGTAGCTTCAGCCTGCAAAACACGCCAGACTAATTCATCGACCCGCGACAATCTGCCACACCATGACCTGCAGAATATGCCCGAAGTGTGGCGCGCGCTTCATGGCGGGCCGCCTTTTTTGGTCTACTGGACAGCCTGGAGATCCTGAAGTTTTGGCAAATCTGGTGTGCGATCTTCCCCAGGTTCAAAGGGGTGGGGGCTGCATCAATCAATTCAAAGGGAACCTAGCAAAAGACACATGGGAAAAGCGGGCGGCGTTCTCTGCCGCCATGGCGGAAGAAATGGACATCCCTCAAGCCCCGGAATTCAAGCCCCGCGACTTTCTCGCAGGCTTTGACGACTAAGCCGATAACCTGGAGGCATGGAAGACCAGCAAGCCGAGGATCAGCACCCAGGGGCGCCCTGGCTTGTCGGTGATCTTCCGCTAGAGCTCTCCTTTGAATGTGAAAGCGTCATTCGTAAGATCGCAGAACTAAACGACGCACAGGCTAGAGAGCTGGCCAAGGTAGCCCTAAAGCATAATTTTCGACTGGTTCACATGCTGCGCCAGTCCATCGATCGCGTCCATGAGGTCGAGGCCGTGGTCGATGAACTGTGCGAGCAAATTACTGGAGAAGACGCTTGATCTGGTAGCCCTCGCCCTGGACCATCCCAAGCTCATATAAGACCATCGTGGCGCGTTCCATGGTCAAAAACCGCCAGGCGTTGAGTTCAGTGCCCCAACGTAGCCCCGCCTCGGTAAAAGCTAGAAAACCGTTTGGACCTTGCACGACAAAGCGCGCGTCGACAGATGATGAGCTCATTTCCTTAGTTCAGTTCGTCGTTGAATTTCGGCGCAAGCCTGGGGCGCGTTGTCGACATGGCATCGACGGATGAGCCGATCAGCTTCCCATTCGCCGAGGCCGACCCCGGCAATAGCTGCAAACATCAACGCATAAACGCCGAGCATTGCAAGGCCCAGGCGCTGAACGTCGCGTTCAATCTTGGGCAATCTCACTCGGATGATGTGATCATTCACGCGGCTGCGCGCAATCTGGGCGTGTTGCCCTGGGTAGGGAAACAGCTCGATGCTTGTTTGTTTTTTAGTTTTCATTTCCAATCAGGGCAGTTTGTACGGCATTGTTCCTCGATGGCCCAATACAGAGCCACTTTTGCAAAGCCTTCCGGCGAGCATGGCCAGCTTTCTGATCTCATCCCGTAATCGTCCAGTATCTGCAAAGGGCGTTTGCCGGTGGCTTCTGCCTTGCTATCAAGCATCATCCAGATGCAAACCGCATGGTCTGCATACAGCGCAACGTAGACAGAAGATTTTCCAACGTGCCAGTCCGCGTCAACAATTTCAATACCATCTCGGGCGATGATTTTTTGCTCTGTGAGGGCGAGGTTGAATTGAACCCAGTGATCAATCCGTTTCATTTTTTTGAGGTAGAACGTGGGCAACTGATCGAGATCTCATGCACTATCGCGGCGCGGTTGTTTTATGCGCGGATGTGCCCCCTGGGCGGTGCATGGTGATCTCTGAGGGTGGTACGACGGCCTATTTTGAAAACCAGGCCGCCGCTGAGGCTTATCTAGACATGACAGCTCAGAAGGGGATCTCTTCCCCGCCGAGGCCAGCTGCTAGCGACTGAGCGCCTTGCTGGGCAGTTACCACCGGAGCCGGTGGCTGTTGCTCTGGATTCTTAGCCTTGATCAGATCCACGGTGGCGAATTGAATGACGATTTTCTCGCCAGGCTCACCACTCTTCCGAACGAACGTTTCACGCTTGACCTCGCCCCGCACGTCGACGGTGTCGCCCTTGTGCAGTTTGTTGGCCAGTCGTTCGGCGTTCTTTCCCCATATTTCAACTTCAAGCCACCAAGCTTGAGGATCTAGGAAAGACCCATCTTTCTGCTTGATGCCTCGCTGCTTTACTGCGACTGCCAAAGAGCACTTGATGCTCCCGCTGTCGAAGTATTTGATTTCTGGCTCGCGGCCAAGATTGCCGACTGTTTGCATTGTTGTCGTCATGGTTTGTCTGCCGGGTCGTGAGTTTTTTCGTAGGCAATGAGATCATCTACCGAGTAGAGGATCCGCGCGCCGACTTTTGTGAACTTGGGGCCGATCCCCTGGTGTCGCCAGTTGGCGAGAGTATGGGCGGCCATTCGCCAATAATCGGCGAGCTCTTTAGGGGTGAGAAACATTTTTGGTGGTTCGTCACCTGTGGCGAGATGCCGGAGAGGGTGATCATGTGTCATCAGTCAGGCCCTTCCAGCAGCTTGGCGGTGCATTTTGTGGATTGCTCCAACTGCTCTTGGGATTGCCCATGTAGTTGCCCGCATGGGTCTTATGTCTTGCGGCTGTTACGCCATTCGGCACCATAGGCCCAGGGCGGTCTTTATCTCGCAGCGTTGCCAAATATATTCGGTAAGGTGTTTGCTTAGTCATTTGTTTTTTCCTCGCTAATCTCGTCGGAGCTTGCCTGCGGCTCCGCGATTGTTGCTGGGTTCTTGCTCTCCTCAGTGATGACAACTGCCTGGACGGCGTTGTTCTTTTGTTGTTCAATCGCTTGCTGCAGCGAAAGATTTTTAGTCTCAGGTTGATCGTTAGACCTGTCAACTGTTTTTGTGATGTCATTACGTTGCGACATAGTGTCACTGTCGTGAACATCAAGGCCTAAAAGAATTTCAGGGCAGTTCAAATCAATCAGCCATTTTGCTGACCTGAGTCTCAACATCTGTTCGGGAATTGTTTTGTATTTGTTGTTTTTCGTCCACCCTTCAAGGCGGGCCATCTGCATCGAAACCGTTACCTCGACCACGTCGCCGTCATGCGTCGGCGCGTAAGCCGTAACAGCCAGGCTTTCGGGCTTTCCGTCGCCTTTGTCGATCTTGTAGCGAATCGGCCCAGCAAAAGCGCCAGAACGGTTAGCAAGGGCAATCGCAAGCTTTGCAGAAAACCCAGGCCGGCCACTGATCATAAAAATGTTCTGTAACGCTGTAAGTGGGGCAATTCCCAATTCGAGAGCGAGTTGGACGACAACGAAACAGTCTTGAGGCTGATTCTGGAAGTGTTGCGGCACCATACGGCTGCCAGCGAAAGCATTAGCAGCGCGCCAAAGCTCGTCGAAATCCCAGGATGGGCGAGCATTGGCAAGAGAAGTCGGCTCATGTGTTGCGATTGCGTTTTCTTGATTCATAGCGCCCACCGGGGGAGTTCCAGGGATTGAATGTTTTTGTCAAAGCCGGGCCACTCGTCGAGCTCCTGGCATTTCTTAAATTCCTGCAGCGCTTCGCGGTACTGGACACGGCCCGCCTCAATCATTTGGTCGCTGCATTCATAGACGGCCACCGCGTGCGGGGCTTCCTTTTCAACAACAACGAAAAGAAAATTTTCGATCGGCCCCCAGTCGCCTGAGTTGCTGATCAGATCCGTATAAAAAGCGGCCTGCCAGTGATACTTAAAATTGGCTACGGACTTGGCGAACCCCTTTGGGCCAGCGCCGCCATAGCGACGGCTGCAGGTTTTCACGTCGACGACATAAGTTTTGCCGCCGATCGCCTGGATCCTGTCCGCTTTGCATTTGAGCATCATTCCCGTTTCGGGGTCGATGGCTTGGCAAACTTCCTCGGAGTATCCCCCAGGGCCTTCGACAAGCGCCGAGGCTAGGGGCGACTTAAGAATGGCGGCCGTCATGAGCTCGATGTTGTCCCAGTCGTCGGCGGGGACCGGCTCACGATCGCCGACATTTGCCAACCATTCGGCGTGGGCTTCCTTGCCGGCTTTCGTCCGCTTATCAAAGCCAGCCTCTCGAATGTATCGCTTGGAGTATTCCTCCAGGCCTTCCAAAACACGGCAATGCAAAGCAGACCCAATTAGCAAGGCAGGGCCTCGAATCTCAGGCTCACGGTCTGGGTTTAGATAGCGCTCCCAGTAATACAGAGGGCACTCGGCGAAAAGCTTCAGACCGGAATAATTGGCAGCCTTCAAAGCCCGATATTCGGGATCAGGCATTTGCATCGGTGAACCTCCTTAATGTTCCCGCGAGGTCATCGCGGTCCCTGAAGGCTACCCCATAATCTTGAAAAGTCATGGATGATTTCGTGTTTTCCTTCATGTTCCCAAACCTTCCTTTTTCTTTTATTATCAAGCACTTAGTGATCAGCTAGGCCTAAGGGATGCAACGAATCGAGTCAAGGAAAAATTGATGAGAGTGACCCTCAGGGACTACCAGCAAACAGCAGTTGACCAGATCCGCGCGGCCTATTCGCGGGGCTCCCGGTCGGTGCTGTTCTGTCTTCCTACGGGTGGCGGAAAAACAGTCGTCTTTTGCTACGTGGCCGAGGCCGCAGCGGCCAAAGGAAAACGGATCGTAATCTTGGTTCACCGGCAGGAGTTGGTCCGACAGTCAGTCGAAAGCCTGCAGGCCCTGGGCCTTGAGGTGGGCGTCATTGCGCCGGGTGAACCCGAACGGCCAGACC